ACATTGGTGGATTTTGCTAAGGATAATGGTGGTATAAATCGTACTTCCTTGGATTACATGCTTAAGAGCCATAAGGAGGGTGTAACTGCTGATAGTAGAGAAGCAAGGGCAGTTGCAGAGTCTCAAGCCAATATAGGCCATATGAATAACCAGGACAGTAATGCTACAGCACAGACAGCTATATCTTCAAGGGATTCTGATACAAACGCTTATAATGCCCAGACATCACGTATGAGTGCTGATTCAAGTAGAGCAACAGATGGGGTTAATAGGAGAATTGGTGAAGCTAATTTAGATAAGATAGAGAAAGCTGATGCTGATACTAATACAGCCAATGGAGTAATGGCAGCTATACACAGTGCTCCTCTACCAGAACAACCCAGTCTTTTTGCTCTTGCAATGAGGTCACATACACCAGCAGTACAGGCTATACTTGTTACAAATTATGATGCGTATAATGCAAGTTTACTAAAATCAGGCCCTTTACAGGCTTTACAGGATAATGGGCTAAGTGCTTCAGTAGCAGCAAATGTAGCTACTGTCACTACTGCGTATGATACTCTTATTAAAGATAAAAGTAAGGAGTTTGAGTTAAGGGATTTAGAGGATACTAAAGCACTTAAGAATACTTTTAATATTGATAAGGTTGGTAGTGAAACCAACGTACTGAAGATGATCCATGATAAGCTTGAACCCCCAGGTGAGAAGATGCCTGGTATTATATCAGGTATTGCTACATTCCTTAACCCAAATAAGAGATCAGGTGATGCAGGCCTTAAAGTAGTGGAGGAGGCTTGGAATACCTTGAAGGATACAGGTAAGTACTCTGATCAGCAGATATCTACTGTTATAGCTCTTGCTGCCAGTAAGTCTTTTCCAGGGGGTGAGACTTGGGCAGGACAATCCATTGATATGCCTGCCTTTAAAAAGAGCATGGAAGAGCAGACTGCTAATCTTGATTTACGCCTAAACTTTGCAAAGGATTCAGCTGCTCTTACCAAAGAAAAAACTGCTCGGACAACCGAGTTAACCAATATTCAAAAGAAGATGGAGACAGTACGAAAACAGCTAACCATAGAAAATAATGCTGGTGAAGTGAATCCATCAACAACAAAAGAACTTACCAATTTAATAGATCTGTTTAACACAGCAGTTAACCGACCTGTAGCAGCACTTAATAAAACTACAAATGCTGTAGAGGATACAGATGCTTTCATAAAAGGTAAGAGGGGTAACAATTCGTCTGGCGTTAACCACCGTAAAGAGCTTGATCTTTATCCTGTACCTAAGGAAGATCCAAGAATACCTAAATCAAAAATCGGAGGAAAACTGTGGTAGCAAGCATACAGGATCTAAAGCAAAGCCCTAATTACCAAAAGTATTCTCCAAAGGAGAAAGAAGAAGCAGAGCTGTACTTTACCAATAAAGCTTGGCAAGAGCATAAGAGCGATAACAGTTCCCTTGCCTTTAGCACAGACGAAAAGCAAGAAGCTGATAGGGCTGAGTTTAATAAGGCATTCCCTAAAGGCCCACAGGTTCAGGTAGAAGATGTAAATAAAGACAAGTCTTACTTTGGTGAGGTAATGCAGCAGTTTGGTTATGGCAGTAAAGATGCTGCTAATTCAACCAAACTGCTGGATAACGTAATTACAGGTAACTCTGATGATGGTACTGCACAGCATTTGTTTAATGAGTTTGAAGAGGCTAAGACTCGTAATGATCCTGAGTCACTGCAAAGAGCTGCTGAGTACGCTCAGGTAGTTGCTAAGGATTGGGATAGTGCTAACACCTGGTGGGGTAAGGCTATACAGGCTACTACTATGCCATTTAAGGCAGTAAAGCATACTGTTCAAAACCCTAAAGGAGCTGGTCTATTGTTTGCTAACTCCTTCCCTAATATGGTTGCACCATTACTTGCTACCAAAGCAGCTCAGGTTGCAGGTGCTGCTGCAGGCATTGAATCGGGTCCAGGGCTGATAGCAACAGGTATAGCTGCAGGAGTATCTACTTCAGCAGCAATGGAAAGTACTCCAAGGCTTAAGCAGCTAATCATAGAACAGACGCAGTATGACAATGATGGTGTGGTTACACCTGAAAACATACAGAGAACATTAGACGATAAAGAGCTTATGTCTGGACTTAACTCTCAAGCACGAGGGTTTGGTGTTACACATGGTTTAGTGGATACAGGTCTTAACTTCGTAGGTGGTAGGATAGGTAGCTCTGCCGTAAAAGTAGCAGAAAGAGCAGCTGCAAAGGCCCTTACAGCAGCAGGGGAGTTATCTGAAGCTGGTGTAAAGACCCTATCAAAGGAGATCCTAAACAGTAGAGGGCTTGCTACTAAAGCTGCTGAAACAGCAGGTAGATTAGGTATTGCAGCAGTAGAAGAACCTCTTGGTGAAGCAGCAGCTCAACAAGTAAGCTCAGGCAAGGTAGACGTTGCTGATGTGTTTATGGAGGCTGTAGGTGGTGTTGCTGGTTCAGGTATCCATTCAGCTATAAACAAGTCTGTATATGGCACCAAACAGCTTGCTAAGGGTAAGGATATCCTTCAGACACCTGCTGACTTGGAAAGTGTTAATGCTCTTCGTGCTATGGCTAAAGAAGCTGGTTTACCAAACATGGAACCCCGTAAGACTACTGCTGCAGAGATGCTTGTAACCACTGCCAAGAATACTCCTGGTGCCATAATGGATGCAGGTAAGGCTATAGCAGATACAACAAGCAAAGTTGTTGATACTGTTAAGAACCTAAAGACTCCTGCAGAGGAGAAGAGGTTATTTAACCTGGCTAACCCTGAACGGTTATCCACATTTAAACCAGCTTTAAAAGATGCTGTTGATAGGCAAGATGTAGAACACCTCACTGATCCAAGTAACAAAACATACAGTCCTGTTACTGCTGTTATGGCATTGAACCAGATAAATAACAGTAAGGAGACTCTCCCTGTTGATAAGGCAGTTAATAGAGAGAAAGCTAACGAAACCTTCCAGGCCTACAGAGCAGAGAGGAATGCTCATGCATTAGCTATCCAAGAGTTTATAAAGCTTGATGACTATGATGTTGAAGAGTCTAAACGTATGGGTACCAAATTGACTCTTATGGATGCTGTAATGGATAAGATGGTACCACACGTAGATGCCTTGAATGCACCTGATGTGGACCCTGCAAGTATCCTTAAACAGAGTGAGTCTATAACTACAGATAGTAGTGATGACGATGTTAAGAGCACTATCCTTGCTGTATATGGTTCAAAGGGTGGTGCTACTCTCAATGACCATAAAGCCCTTGATGCGATAGAGGTTAATGAGAAAGCAGCTCCAGAGCTGAGAGATATCATAACCAAGGCAAAGGACTACAACAAGGCAGAAGCTGCTTTGTTAAACACTAAAGCCACTACCCAGAATAAAGACACCAAGGAGGTTCATAACGATGTCATAACAGGCTCTGCAGGTTTTAAGGGTACAAGGACATACCTATCGAACATATCTACCTATATCACTGCAGGAAGCACCGTTAAAGCTAATGCTGAGTTTGATAAACTGGTTAAGTTCACTGAGGACCATACTGCTAAAGCAGATCTCTTTGCCAGAGTGCAGGATAGTACAATACGTAAAACAGCTCTATCTGAAGCTGATACAGCAGCTATGGCTGTGCATAACAAGATAAGAACAGATAAAGGCTTACCAGCTTACACCCTTGGTAAGAATGCTTTTTCAATCATTAATAACCTGAAGTTAGAGGCTCATGCTCTAACCCAGGCTGTAGCCTTTGCAGGTACTCTTACTGGCAATACAGCAGCAATAGGAGGTAGCAGGAATGAAGTACAAGCAGGGTTGCGAAATGATGTGTTATCAGAAAGCGTGGATGGAGCTATTCCAAGTACCACTGAGACGGAAGCAACTACTACGTCATCAACCCAAGGCAATACAGGAACAGTTGTCACTCAAGGAGAAGAGGGTTTACCGGGTTATACAGGACTACCAAAAACAGCAGATACAGGAAAGAAGGTACTTGATACATCTACTACACCATTAGCCTCTGTAAAGGACTATTACAAGTATGGTTTAGCTACCATGGATAGCTTGATCAATGCTGAAAAAGATCCAGTTAAGTTAGAGGTACTGAGTAGGGCTGCTACAACAATAAGGCGCATAAAGGATACTCTTGCCTTGAGCGAGTTTAAGGTAGATACCAAAGGTAAACCTACTACTGAAACCTTTATAAAGCTAAAAGATATCCTTAGTGCTGAATTAAACCGATCTACTGATAAGGGCAATAAGCAGTATTACAGAGACGCTATAGAGATGCTTGGTGCTAAGATAGCAGATAAGGGCTTAAATAGCCCTGTTGGTGCTGATCCTATACTACCACCTACGTCATCTACTGATGCCTCTAAAACAGGCCTTCAATCGTCTGTGAAAGACTACTATGCTCATAGCCCTGATGCCTTGAATAGTCTATTGAGTACAGAGATTGATCCAAAGAAGAAAGATACTATTACAAGGGCAATTACAGCAGTAGGCTATATAAAAGCATCTTTGGCAGCTAACACCTCAAATGACTATACAGCAGTCAAGGCTGCTACTGTTATCAAGCTGGAAAAACCTGGTTTATCTGCAAAGGCTATTGGTACATATAAAGACGCTATTGGTATGCTTGATGCCAAGATAGCAGATACATCCCTTAAACCTTTGGTTAAGTCTAAACCTATAGTACCACCTTCGTTAGAGGCCAATGCTCCTAAAACAGAGGTAAAACCGCTTCCTACTGCTAACCCTGAACCAGAGCAGAAAGCGTTTACACATGCCAATTCTCACATTGATCCTGAGAGCAGAAAGAAGCAGTCTTTTACAGCCTATGGAAATGCTGAACAAGTAGTAGGCACTTATTTCAAAGATCCTACTATACACCCTGATATGGAGATGATGTTTCACCAGGACAATAAAAAGAATTGGCACGCTTATGAACTAAGCACAGGAGTTAAGCTTAATACACCCAAAGCAGTTAAGACTGCTAAGGGACTTAAAGAACATCTTAAATCTGTAGGTGCTACATCCTGGGTTTTGTTTGATAATCAGATTAAGGCACACAAAGCTAAACTTGCACCTGCATCAAACAACACCCCCTCCGCCTCTGACACAAGCGCACCGCAGGGGGTTACTAAAAAGAAAGTTGATCCTGTAATTGAACCAAGTAAGGAAGATATAGATCCTGTTACCACCAGCAATACTGATGATCAGAACATAGCTCGTTACGATGCTGAGAGAGTATTGAAGTCTATCAATAAGAAAGTGTCTATACTGCAGGGTAAGCTTGATAAGCTAACAAGTGATCATGCTGCTTTAAAGCAGAGAACTCGTGTTCCTGCTGGTAAGCTTGCAAGGCAGTCATCTGACATATCTAATATCACCAAGGCTATAGCAAAGCTCAGTGCTCTTAAAGCAGGACATACTGCATTACTGGATAGTACCCAAGAACATATACCTTTTGGTACTAAACTCTCTACTGTGATTGAGGAAGATACTACCAACAAAGTAAGGAACCATACTCAACCAACACCGCAGAAGAGAGGTGTAGGTACGCTGCTACAGAAGACAGATAACTTGTTGTCTGTGTTGAATAGGAAAAGCTTAACCAAGCTGGTTAATCTATTCAATAAAGAACATGTTTACGATGATGATGCAGATAGGCTTGTTAGCAGCCTTAATCACTTCACTGAAGCCTTTACTGATACATTCAATAGGATCTTTAAAGATAAATCAAAAGACTATAATGACAAGACAAAAGACTTCAGAAATGAAGATGCCATTCATTACCTATTAGAAGATGGTAAGATGCCTGCTAATGTAATCAATGCTATGGCAGGAGTTGCTTATCAATGGCTTGCTTCAAGATCCAGTGAGACTGTACGTTTAGATACTAATACTCTGCTTAAAGTCCTTGGTATAACCAGAGATGAAGACACAGTAATCTCCTCTACTGCTCACAGATTGTTAGGTGATAAGGGTGTATCAGAAACACTTCTCACAGAGACACTTGGACCCCAAGTGTTTAAACTACTGGGTGTAGATTTTAAGGGTACAGCAGACCTTGATATACAGGAGATGCTTGAGAACTCTTTAGCATTGCAGACATTGGCTATAATGGAAGAGATGCAGCTTGTGACACCAACCAAGATACTTGTTGGTAATGGTACTGTTACGGATAAACAAGGTGTTACCACATCTGTTGCAAAAGGTTTTGTAGGCCTTAAGGAGCTGGTTCAAGGTAAGCCAGGTGACTACTCACAGATCAATGAAGGTTTTGTCTTTAAAGCAACTAAAAGTAAAGAAGATGAAGGTAAGAGTACCATCACTTTTTACAGGGTAAAGGTTAAAGATAACAACTTAGATCCTTTGGTTAAAGATAACTTTGTTGATCCTTACAGGATGTCCAAGAATACCTGGGAACGTATTTATCAGGGTGAAGACAGCACTACTGATTACACCTTTAAACAACCAAGGCTTGTTGAGGAGGGTAAGCAGGCAAAACTTAAGAGAGCTAATGCTGTAGCCACTGTTGAGCAGACTGCTAATAAGAATGCTTCTGAGAGGAAGCCTTATAACGCAAGTGCAAGGTCCATGAACTTCTATCTTATGTTACCTGTTGCTGTACTGGATAAGATCCAAGGAAGATTAAAGATAGAAGATCATCTGGCTAAGAACAAAGAGTCTATTGAAGGCACCAATTTTGGTTTTGATAGGATCAATGAGGCTATTCAAAGCTGGCTAAATGCAGCCTCTAAACAGCCTGATGGGTATGCATCAAAGTTCTACATCCCTGCAGTATTCTGGAAACAGTTACGTATGGGTCAAGAGGGTTCTATATCTCCTCAGGGAGATAAGGCTGCAAGAGCATTGTTTAACATGTCAGAAATAGAGACAACTGTTGACATGGCAGATACTGATACGCTGGATATGTTCAAAGAAGCTATAGCTATATCAATGGATATTGAGCATACCAAAGAGGGAGGTCTACAGCCTGCAATAGATAAGCTTACTAAGCTTATGGAAACTCCTGTCTTGGTTAAAGCTATTAAAGCTGTACAGGATATCATTGCTCAAGAGGGTAGTTTTGATTTCAATACACTTGATCCAGATAGAGTAGAGTTACTTGGATCCAAGTATGTAACAGAGCTGGATGCTCTTGCTGATGGTGCAGTAGAAGGTAAGCTTAACTTTAGGTCCATGAAAGCCATCATAGAGTATGCAAGATTTCTTACAGCAAAAGCTAATGGAGATACCAAGTTTGATACAGATGCTATCACTGAGATAGATGGTGTAGCCAATGGACCTACTATACTAAGACTGATGTTCATGTCTGCTAAAGCAAACGTAGCTCAGACTCTTGCATCACTGCAATCAAGTGGTATTGCTTTCTTTAACGAACAGGTAGGTCTTGCACAACACCTTATAGGTGGTCATGATGCTTACATGTCTGTTGGGTTTGAGTGGGCAGGGAAGCTTGTGGACAGGATGGGGTACATGCTGGATACTTATCTGCACCGCAATGATAAATTAGTGGAGGGTGAAGATCCTATTACACTAAAAGATATCACTAATGCTCAAGCAGTAGAGAATATCTTTGGTTCATTCTTTGATGAGAATGGTGTGATTAAACGCTTAGTACGTACTCTATCTAAAGACCCTACAATGAAGACAGGTTACGGTATGGGTAATGCTGCCATGCTTCGTGACCTGGGTGATACTGCTATAACCATGATAGATGATAAGGTTACTGCTATTGCCAATGCAGGTGATACAGAGCAGGCAAATGCTATTGTTGAGTTAGATAACCTGGATAGGGATATATTCAGTTTAACAGGTATCCATGTGTTTCCTGGTACCAGTGTTCTTAATGGATCTATCAACAAATCTGAGTTGCTTAAATACACTCTACCGCTGTCGGCAGAAGCAGACATAAGAGAGGCTGTTGCACGTTACCATGGTGATTCACTGGCTCAGGCTATAGATACTGTTTATGGTACCATTAAAGATGCTATGAAGCCTGTTAATGCTGGCATAGTTATAGCTGCTGCTAAGTACAATACAGCCTATAAGATGCTCCTTAAACAGGCTAAGGATGTTGCTGCTAAGGATAAGCGGAAGATTACCATAGATGAGCATAAAGCTATCTTATCTAAGATAGTTAATATGCTCCCATCCCTTACTACTGTATCAGGTGGTAAGATGCCTATAGCAGCTATGGATAAGACAAAGAACTATGGTGATAAAGGTACAAATAAAGATGGTATAACCAGTACCACTCAGCAACGTTACAATGGTCCTATGGATGTTAAGAGGGTTGTTAACAAGAACAACCTTGGGTTATCCAGTCCAAGAGCTAAAGGGCCCGTATTAGGTACACAGATGGTTGATGGATTTGTTGCTAATGCTATCTCTGCTGTAGCAGATGTTGTTAATAACCATGATGGTTTTACCACAGGTGTAGGTACTGTAAGAGAGTTAGCCAATAAAACAAATAAGATCTTCTTCGATGGTATATCCAAGTACGATATGGTTAGGGAGCTGTACAACGTAACTACAGGTGTAGAAAAGGCTTTCCTTAACTTTGTAGCAAAGCAGTCTGCAAACTCTAACATAAATAAAAGCTTATCCACTGAACTAATCTCTATGGATGTAAAAAGCTTTTACCTGGATGGCAAGAAACTGTACATGTCTCCAACTACAGTTGGACAGTATCTGGAACTCATTAACAAGCAGTTCAGTAAAGTGGCTGTAGATACTACCAACAACAAAGCCTTACTGGTAAAGGCTATGACAGGTATGGGTCAGTACAGCTTTCCCGGTGGAGAGTATGCAACAGGTAATGTTGCTCAAGACAGCATTACCATTAATGAGCAGACTATAAAACCTTCTAACATAAACCCTGTTAAGAAGGATTACATTGATACCAGATCTGCTGAGTACGTTACCCAGCAACAAAAAGTAGGTGAGTTACTACAGGAGTTTTCTGTCAAGCAGTTAGAGGAAACAGAGAGCTTGCTAAAGGAAGCCCAAGCTTCAGGTAACATTGAGCAGTACTATGAAGCATACGAAGGGTATAACAACCAGGCTTCTGCAGCTTCGTTATCTACTAATCCTGATGACTATAAAGTCAGTCAGTTAGTTGATCGTATGAACGTTGTAGACGTGTATGACAACATTAAAGGGGATAGCACCAAGCAGGATAGTCCTGAGCATGATGCAAAGCTTAGGGGTCTCTTAGTGAGCCTTATTAGGCCTGTATTGCAACCTATTCAGTTGTACCTTGCTTCCAATTCAAACAGAGAAACAGAGGGTAAATTCGTTGCTGTAGGTAATGGACCGGACAGGGTGTTTATATCTAACCAGTCAGATATGATTGGACCTGTCCCAGGTGCATTAATGCAGGGTATCAGAATGTCTACTGGAGAGACTTATGTGCATGAAACACTTCATGCAGTGTTACATACAGGTTTTAGCCTGAATAAGGCTCTTAATGACAAAGTAGGTGTACTGTACAGGATAGCTTTCAAACAGCTTGGTGATGATGGTTATAAGGCCTTCTTGAATGATCCTGATATGGACATAACAGATCCTGCTAATCAGTATGAAGTACAGGCTGCTATAACCAGGTATAACACCTTGTTTAGAGATCCTGCAGTAAACAAGAATGCTATACTTGATCCTGTTACAGGGTTAACCAATGACCATAATATATCAACTCATTTAGATGAGTTTGCTAACTTGGTACTCTCCAATGAAAACTTTGGTAAGGCTTGCTCCAATATAAAGCTTAACCAGAGTAACTTCCATAACTCCACATGGAAGGGTATTAGAGGTAACAACATACAGGATACGATTGTGAACATAGGTAATGCTATAATGGATTTCCTGTTTAACAAGTTCTCATCAAAAAATGTATCCAGAGATGTTCATTCAGAGATTGTGAGTTTAGCTCATCAACTTACCAAGACACAGAATAAACATAAGACTGTAGCAGCCAGTATCCTTATCAAAACAGGTGCATTCTCTAAGCGTGTATCCAGTATGGGTAATAACTCCATTAAGCATGTATTGACCAGATGGCCTGTAATTAAGGTAGCAAGCCAGCTGAAGAGTACTGTTGCCTTGGTTCATGGCAGTAATACCCTCCTTGGTCAGAAGATGAGGGATGTAGGGTTACATATCAATGCTATGGAAAATGGTATGTTGGTAAGTGCTGCAAAAGAGATTAGAGGTAAGACTCCTCGTATGGAGCGTATATATGCTCTTGCTAACATGCGAAGAACCTCCGTTGATAGTATTAAGCAAGCTGAAGCAGAAGCTACCATAGAGATGGTTAATGGCTTCTTTAAAGAGCCTTTACCAGAGACTACTAAAGCCTCTATTACCAGATCAGGTGTGATGGTCGATACCGTTGCTCTTTTGGATCATATGGGTATAGCTGCTATTGGTACTGTCCTTAAAGACAGTAAGGAGAGGAACTTACAGATAAGCAAGCTTCTTAATGCCTTACGTGCTGATAAAGAGCTTAGGCCATGGGCAACATACTATGAGAGATCCTGCAATGCGTTAGGTTTGTTTATGGCCCAAGGAGTAACCTTAGAGAGTACAGATCCTTTCTTGAATATTAGAGCAATAGCAGAACTTATAGAGACTAAAGCAAGCAGTAAGATCTCAGCAGAAGCAGCGAAGAGAGCTGCCCCATTGCTTGATAGATTAGCCACACTGTACGGTATAGAGCACACAGGTAGTTCACATAATTATAGCCTTGCTAAGTTAATTGAAGAACAACCTGATGCTGTTACACAGGTATTTCGTTACCATCAAGTAATCAAAGATATGGCTGTTTCAGAAAACTTTTGGGGAGACTCATACCAGGTAATTAAAGGTTACACCAAACAGATCACTAACCCAAGAATCGTATTGGAGTATGGTACTCTGGATCAGGAAGCAGACTTTGTTATTAGAGGGTACTCAAGGGCTTCAACTCCTATGCCTTCAAGCGGTACAGGTAAGCCTGTATACAGGTACATCAATAGGAATGGTAAGCCTAACGACTGGAGAGCAGGTGTACTCTCTATGAGACGTACAGCAGCTAAGGGTACCAGTGTAATGGATCTCCCTGGGTTGGAGAGATCTGATGCTCTTAAACACCTTGCAGCTCTTAAGAATGCTAAAGCTGCTATTCGTGAAAAGATGTTCGATCCTTCTTACAGGCCTAAGCCTATTGTAGGTAATCAGCTTATTGCCAAGCTTAATGACCTGGGTAAGATTGTTGATTACAGGCAAGAGATGTCCGAACAGACAAGAGCAGGATTGCTTGAGAAGAACTACTCCTTTGATAAGATATTTGGTTCTATGTCAAGCCAGATTATTGATAAGGTTGCAAGTCCTGCTATGAACAGGAAGCTGGTAACATACCTACAAGAGGAGTACCAGGATAACTATAAAGCTAACCCTGCAAGCTTTGTGAGGATCAATGATAACTCTACAGATCTTCATATACGACACATTGCAAGGATGATTCCTGCACAGACCCGTAAAGATATTCATACAGTATGGGGATCAGGTAACGATATGTATGTCCCTAAAGATATGCTTAATATTGCTTTTGGTTATAGAGACTACACTATCGAAAATGCATTCTTAGCTGATCCAAAGAGCAGAAGTTACACAGAGAAAGCTATTGTCAGTCTGTTTAACTTGTTTGGTGAAAGTAAAGGTATGGCAAGAGCTTTAGCAGTAGAGGATATTGCTATGGAATTAGCTAAGTTATCCAAGGATACCATAGTAGTAAAATCCTTAGAGTTAACTTTCCGTAACATGGGTAGTAATATGATGTACCTCAGGTCCAGAGGAGTATATACACACGATATTGTTAGAGGTAGTTGGATAGCTGTTACACAGGGTATAAAGTACCAAGCAGGAGCAAAGGAGTTAATCAAGCTAAAGAAAGCAAAGCAAATGATAGAGCTTGAACCAAGATCAAGAAGTAGGCTGGATAAGCTTGCTGAGAACAAATTAGCTATAACAATGCTTGAAGATAAGTTAGCTCGTAATCCTACCAAGGTTGTCATTGAAGCAGGAGGTATGCCTACCCTCGTTGATGATATCAATACAGTTGCTGGTACTGAATTGTATCCATCAAAGACAAGTGCCTTCTTGACAAGACAAACAAACAAGTTGCCTTCCTTGGTTCAAAAAGCAGGTAAACACGCTTTAATGATTCATGGTACATCAGCTTACGCCTTTGCTAATAACGCAGTCAAGATGACAGACTTTATGGCAAGGTATGTGCTGTATAATCACTATGTACATGGTGAGAAGATCAAGACCCATGAGGAAGCTATGGCTGCTGTAACTGAGGAGTTTATTGACTTCACTATTCCTACTCATAGAATTACTGAGTACTTAAACAAGATAGGCCTATTGCGGTTTACCAAGTATGGCTTAAGGGTTCTTAAGCCTATTGCTACAAGTGCTACAGATAGGCCTTTTGATGCAGCTATGGCTGTGCTTACTTCAGGATTCCTTGGGTGGGATAATGTCTTTGGATCAATACCTTTTGTTACCAAGAATCCTTTATCCATGATAGGAGGAGTTTTAGATGCACCTAAGAGTGTGAGTCAGATAGGCATATTAAATGCACTGTTCAAGTAAGGGGTTGTGAATGATTGAAGCAGCATTCTCTACAGGCATAGGCCAGATGTTAACGGCTGTAATTGGTGGTGTAGTACTTAAAATGTTTATGGATTATATTGCTGCAAGGAGGGAGGCTATGACATCGAAAGACTGTGAAGAGCACAGACAGCTGTGTAGTATGCCAGGGTTGAGGCAAGAGTTCATGGAGCATAAAGCAGTATCCCATCAGCGTATGGATCACTTTGATACAAGGTTATCTGAGATATGCCAGAACTACAAAGGCATGGCTAATGACATAAATGATATCAAGACCAACATAGCTGTTATATCAGCCTGGGTGAGGGAGAAGAAATAGATAACATAGTTTGCATAGAGTTAACTCCTGACGAGCTTAAAGGTACCAATGGCTGTGGTTCAAGCTATTGGGCTGCAAGGGTATTCAGAATACCCAAATGGCTCTCTAACAGCCTATTTCGTTGCTGTAACAGGCATGATATACGATACCAGTTAGGTATGACATTAATGGAGAAGTACATAGCTGATGATGAACTATTAGACTGCATGTACTACTCTGCTTACCATAGATCAAGATACGCTCGTTGTATTAAGACATACATAGCAGATATGGTTTATTGGTGCTTAAGCACTGAACTAAGTAACAGATGCTTTACACAGGCAGGTAAGTTATGAAGCAGTTAGTTGGTATAGGTTTAGGTAAGATCATGATAGCGGGTATGATTCTGATAGCTGTATGCGCTATGGCAGGAGTGTTGGTTAAGGTGATAGATATCAAAGATGCTCTACTGGTTATAGCACCTATAACAACAGGTTTCTTTACCCTAATGAAGGGTGAGTAGGATAGGTTCAATGGGCCTCACTAAGAGGCCCATATAATCCTGTTTAAGATGCTCTTAAGTGTTCGATAGGTTCCCCATCAACTCTGTCTGTTGCAGCAGGGTAAGACCTCAGCTGGATCTTACGTAGTTTCTCCTTAAGGATAGCCTCTACTTCCTTAGGTGATACTCCAGATCTCCAAGCTCCTTCCATAGCAAGTATAAGCACATCACACCATTCCTCTGTATCGTATGGTGCTCTATGTATTTCATTACACTCCTTTCCTATATGCTTAAGCAGTCCTGCTGTATGCATACCCTCTCCGAACGTTTTCATAGCCCAAATCTTCTGTTCCTGCACTATTGCATGGAAAGGTGTGCCTTCATCCTTAACCAAAGAATTAGACGCATCCTCGAAGCCATGACCATAGAAATGGTAAGCTGCTGAAGTGTAGTCCCACTTACGTATCTCCATAAGCTCATCATGGTCCCATAACCGGGTTACATCAATACCAGCATTGATGACGTTCTCTACGTAGTCCCAATGACCTTCAACCATCTTGGTAACCATCTCTCTGTTCTGTGCTATTGGTGAATCTTCCCGGTATTGCTTCTCTGTTTGGTTCATGGATATCCTATTAGCAAATTGATTAATTCTTTAGCATCTCTGCCTTGTTGTGAGGTTGGTGTAGTGCCTAATATCTTACATAGCACTATACAAGCCTCACCAGCTCTGGTGTCTGTCGTACATGGTACTATGTCCTGTGATTTGCACACAGGACAGGTAAGCATACCTTTTGCTCCTATGTAGGAGCAGCTTCTACAACGGTACATGTATTTCCTTTTGATCCAAGGTAAATAACTCTACATCCCCTAAAGCCTTATCCTCATGGATCTTAGAGAAAGACCCAAACTGTAAGTGACCTGTAGCAGGGAATACATTGCTATAGGTCACCTCAATAACGCAAGGAAACTTCCAATAAGATGGAACTGCTTCCTTTTGCTTGATACCTCCTACGGTTCCCATAGGTGTTAATTCACCTTGGTCATTGTATCGACCTATGCTTATAGATCCAAACTTCCCTGGTGACTTACCTTCTACACCTGCATAGGCTATAACATCCATCTCATGTACTGGTTTGATCTTCCAGCAAGCTCTTCTAAGAGGTTTACCTGTAAAGCTCATCTCCATGGATAGTCTATCATCCCATAGGACAAAGCCTTCTATGAGGCTACTGTGCTTCAAGGCTAACTCTACTGCATTAGCTCCTGAAGTAAACGTAGCTGTCTGTGGCCTGAATAGTACCTCATTTTCACTGATTGGTGGGATAGTGGTACTGAGGTATTCCCACTGATCCTTGTAGCTGTTATGGGCTATGAATTCACCCTTGTAGAAGATATAACCAAATACAGCTAATCTAACCTGATGGAGAGTCTGCTTCTGTATAGATGCTGATTGATCAGGTTTGCAGACACCCTTAAGTGTATCTTTCTTGGATATCTCTGATACTATCTGGAAAGCTACTGTATGAGGTATTTTCTTACTTGGATCAATGCATAGCTCAACTATCATCATTGTTCTGTTAGGTAAATTTAACTGCTTAACAGCTTCTACAATGGCTGGATACTTACTGGTATGGTTTAACCACCTTCTTGTGTATATGAGTACTTTACCAGCATCATCTATGGCTATGTAATGACATAGCCCATTATACTTTACAAAGAACTTAGCATTACCAGACTTGATAAGCTTATCTATAATGCTATTGCTTACGGTTTGTGTAGGCTTTGAACAGCATAGTTCGGTTGGTAGTCTGTGAAAATCCATATGTTCAAATTGAACCACGTTATCCATACTACAACCATTACCAGCAGTATTACATGGCAACCTAAAATCATCTTCATTGGCTTGGGTGTATCCTTCTTGTTTTTTCTTTTGGATAAGTCGTAAATAATCTGCTGCTGCTGCTTCCATTGCTGATAGCTCATTAGCCTTTCCTGCATTAATAGGTTTATAATCGTGCAAGACTCCTTGAACGCTTCCGTTCAGTCTGCCCCACTCTTTGGTCAACCTATTACCAGATAAAGTGTATTTTAGAAACTTCACCTTACCCTTACTACTCTTCTGTATTAGATAACATTCCTGTTCCATTAGCGTATCCATAAGCTTAAAATTAAAGCAGTTATGAGTACTGTGAGTACCCATAACTTACCTTTGGTGTACAAGAATACTCCTGTGATTATCATGGCTTGTATCAGGATAATCTTTATCAGGAATACCCTTACACGGCGCATAGCTCCACCTTAGGTACTTTGTACTTAGACCAGATATCCTCAAACAGTACAGGTATGCGTTCATAGAACTCCTGCAGTAATGGGATCATTACCTGCCTCATCTGTGGATGGGCTTGAGGTGAACATCTTAGATTGAAGATGTGTCTCCATTCACGCATGTTAGCTGTGAGATACATCTCTGTTTTAAGGCTGTTAGGCAGTACTGTCCTTGCCTCTTGGGCTGTAGCACCTTGATCCAAGAGATTAAGATATGCAGACTCTGCAGCATGCATAGCTGTTCTCCACTCGTTGTATGGAGCAGTACCCTCTTCAAAGAAGAAGGGTCTTATTACAGTTATTTCACTATCAAACCTGTCTTTAGAGTAGTTACAGTACCTTGTGCTCTCTTGGCTGACAGACATAAGCCTTTGTCTAACTATTTCGTGGGATACACCTCTGTCCCATATTGCCAGTACTGTTGCTGAAGCATGCTCTATAACACTCAGATGACCTCGTTTTATGAGGTTACTTATAAAGGCTTCACCTTTGCTTGCATCTGCTACATTTGATTTGTAACAGACCCTTCCAGCTCGTTCTATGGATGAGATTATGTAATGCTCAGAGTCCATACTGGTTATTATTGCTGATGGTTCTATTATCCGCATAACCCCCCTATAGGTATATGTCAGCCAAGTTGCCTAATGTAGCCAGCTCCTCAGGAATGTTTTCAGTCTTTATAAGGCCCAATACAACACTATCAATAAGCCTATTACCAGCCAGTTGAATATCTTGTAGGATAGATTGTTTACGGTCTTCAATAATTGTATTGTGCTTATTCACTGCAATAGTTTCATCATTTTCAGTGTATGTATAGCTGCTTAGCAGTACTGTATACCTACTTTCATAGGACTTACCTGCATCTATCAGATCATGCATGTCCCTGAGTATAGCTGTATGGTTCTTGATCATTCTCCACTTATCAGCATTAGTAAGTACGGCAGCTTGTTTCTCTTTCTCAAGTTTAGTTATCACAGTACCACTGACACACTGCAGCACCTTATTGACTCTGGTTTGAAGGTGTTCTAATTCAAATTTTTTCATATCCTACTCCTAAAAGAAAAAGGGGATAGTTTCCTATCCCCTCTCAGTTAATTGTCTTTTGGTTTCCATACAAGGGCTGTGATTACAGCTCCTATCAGTGTTAAGCACCCTCCTACTGCTACTACAATACTTAGTGCTACACCAAGTAGGCCTACCAGCATGAATAGCAGTAGAGCAAGGATGTCTTTAAAACCATCCCAATAGTACCTGATCATGATGCGAATAGGTTATCAGATTCTCCTATGGGATCAGTACCTACAGTAGTCAGGTTACCAAATGGATTGGTGTTGCTTGCTGGCATGTCACTCTTGTCTTCATCCACTGGAGTCTGTCCAAACAGGTTATTGATTGGTACAGGTTCCTGGGTAGATTCTGCAAATACAGGTGGAGGAGGTGTAACCTTTGGTTTAACCTTAACAGCATTAACCACCACAGCTGCAGTCTTAAACGGTTCTAAATCAACTGTCTTGTTGGGAAGAGGATCTAAGGGTACTGTTGTATTAAAACACTCTTCCAAGGCTGATGGTGATCCCTGGGTGAATATTACATTGGCTGTAGTACCATCCTTACCTCTACCAGTGTTCAGCACGATTGCTGCTGACTGGTTAGCGAATACTATTCCCTGGCTTGTGATGTATTCAAGGATGGCTTTTTCAATTTCAACTTGTGTAACGATCAGTGATATCTGCATTATGGGCTACTCCAGTTAGTTCTTTGGTTATTTCTGTGTTGTAAGTTTGCGGTAGACTTTGAATGCTTGTGTCAAAGTAGATCCTGCTCTTCTTGCTCGTACACCTGCAGAGTGGTTACCTTTCAATGCCTTTGCTGAATCAAGGTTGAAGGTAGTTGTAGCCAAATCAATAATGCTCAGTATCTCGTCAAGATCTGCTTCAGGATTAACTTTAATCATAGTATGGTACCTTTCTTATTTTTGGATTAGTTTTAAGCGAACAATGATGTCTTAGGTGCTGCTGCTCCTGCAGCCTGTGGTCCAGCTACAGCAGCAAGTCCTTTCTTGGATGTCTTGTCTTTGGTCTTGTCAGTCCACTGCTCTCCCCATTTGGTAGCGAATACAGCCTCTGTTGCCCTGGCCTTAATCTCTACTGTTGTCAACCTGTCCCTGTAACGGAACACCTTGTCAATTTCATTCTCTTCTCTGGTTTCACCAGAGGGTTTATAGATGTTATCTTTTGGATCTTTAACACGCTTATCTGCCAACTGTTTAAGTATACCAAACGTGATGTTCTGACCAAGAAGTTCCATCAGCATATCTACCTCTGTTGGAACATCTTTCCTTGATGTAAAATCGAAGATGTTTATAACCTTCTTCTCAGTGGACATCTGGCAAAGTTCTTTGCCAACTGTTAGCAGGCAGATTGAGTTAGCCTGGTTAAATCCTGGTAGGTAGAACTTCTCGTTATTCTTGTTGAGGTAGAAGTTCTTACAGCCTCTCTCTTTACCTGATGCAACACATAGCTGCTGTTTATATTTAACACCTGCAAACGTCTCAGCCTGGATGTTAAGGAACATTGCTTCTGATTCAGATACTGATATGTATGCAATTTTGATGTTCATATCATAAATACCTGACTCCATTGGAGAGTATCCACTACCGAGTACATCTGCTTCTTCATGTACTGTATTGTCGCTTGTTAGACCTGCAAGAATTCCCATGTAACATTCCTTCTTTAGTTATAAAATTGGTTTAATCTATCCAGTAAGTGTTGACAGTTATTGTCGATGAAAGTCTCTTTAATGCTCCACATGTCAATAGGATTACGTATCCTCTCGTTCACTGTGTCTTTTGTTAATCTGGTTTGATAGACATACTTGTAACCAAGTAATTCATCATCCGGGGTAATAACCAGTAGAGGGTTCTGGTAAGCTTCCAGCTTTTCCAGAAGTACTTTTTTAGCTCCTACTATGCATGAGAAGAATGACTCGATACCATTCTTCTGTAAGGCTCCTTTAACAGGTACTTTCTTTTCCATTACCATTGCTTCTGTGTTCATGATTGTTTGCACATGAGCCAAGAAGATAATATTCTTAGTAGACTTAGCTACTTCGCTCTGCATAAGGCTTTTGAAGTATTGTGCATAGTTAGACCAGCCTTGCATAGTATCAGCTACACCAAGCACGTATAGGCTTTCAAACATATCCATTAGGTATGTCTGTGTGTCTATCACTATAGTTTTAAACTCTGGTTTAGTCTCTGCGAAGCTGAAGGCTTCTCTTACTTGGAAGGGATCTGTAATGCTGTACTGCTTAAAGCCTGCTCTGAAAGGGCACTTCTTGTTTGCTTCACAGTTCAGGTACATAACACTTTCAGGCTCTCTAAGATCCTTCAGTGATGCTGTCTTGCCTCCTGCACTCTCTCCACATATCAAGATTAGGTTGTCATTAGAATCTGCCATTAATAACCTCTCTTCTGTATTCTCTTTGCTACAGTAACCATTACTGTAGTATCCACTTCTGCTATCTTAATACGCCTCTTAAGCTTGTCATTGAGGGTAAGTACACTCTCCCTGACTGAATCGTAGGTATGACCCATATCAACAAGCATTAGAGCATACTTAATTAGCTGGTTGTTACGTTTACTGCAGTTAGCACTGACTATAAACCACCTCTCCATATTGGTCATGGATTGGTAGGTTGCTACAAAGGCCTGTCTTTCATCGTTTAAAGATGTCTTAGGTATGAACAATCTTGCATCAAGTACTTCCTCAGCATCATTGTAGTGATACTGACCTGAGTGGGATAACCATTTCCTTGCTCTCTGGTTTGTCTGAGCATCTACACCAAATGGTAACCATTCAAACACGTTATTCATAAATTCTTTATAATCATCTGGATCAAGGTGTAAGCGATAGTTCATAGGCATTACTATCCTAAACCGATGCTGAGACTGTGTATGCCTTTTGGTAGTATAAAGCAAGTATTTATATTTCTCTAACAGCGTCATTGCAGTCTGTATGAGCGTTCCATCATCCACATCAAGTACTACCATATCGAACCCTGGCAGCATACATTCCTCATCTCTGTGACCATTGATTGAGTGATGATTGATCCAATGAGTTAAAGGTTTCTGCATTAGTTGGTACAGATCAGCCCATGGTGCCTGAACGTTCTTGTACCCATCAGCAATGTCATTGCTGTAGGCTACTATCATGTTTTCTGGATCAACCTTCTGTAGGGTTTCACCAGTTAAAAACTCAATGTTATTGGTGATAGTTCTCTTGATAACCACATGGTTCTTGTAACCCCAGGTTACTGCTAACTGTATCAGCTCATTCTTTGCTGTAAGTGTACCTCGATAGAAAGGTAACTCTTCTGTCAGATCAACATGGGTTACTTCCCTGTTGATACCAACTATGTACTTAGCTAATTTAACGTAATTCCTTTCCCTGGTTAAAAGCTGTTTAAAGGCTCTTCCTGACTCCTCTGCCATGCAGATAGCCTGATAGTAGTTATCTTCAGTTACCTCTGAATTACCATCAAGGAAGGCGTATACACCAGCAAGTTTAAGTGTCTTAAAGTACCTGTGTGTTATTTCAGCTTTGGCAATATCCTCATGTGCTCCCATGGAGAAAGCTATCTGCTCACAGTACAGTTTGTACTTGATGATCAAAATACTTACCTCTCTGGATACAGTGAGGGTTTTGTTGTAGTTAGTTATGTCAGCAAGTTTTCCAAACTCAGCTGATATATTCATCAGGTATTGATTGGATGACTGGTCTGTTAATGCGTCATAGATCTCTTCTGGTGTAGCTTCGTTACAAGGCCTTGGGTCTTTGATGAAACCAAAGAAACAACGTCTTGCATAACCAGTATCAAGAAACACATCAAACTCTGCTTCTATCTTGCCACCATCTAAGAGCTTATTTGGTGTACCAAAAGCCATTAGGTTAGAGGGTGTTCTTCCATCTATCTCTGCATTACGTGTGTTGTCCTTAGTGTTCTTAATGAGCTTTTGTTTGATCTTGCCCATGTCGAACAGTTCCAGGTATGTATTAAGCAGTTCTGAGTTACCTACGAGGTTACTCCCCACTTCATCCATTTCAAAGTTAATAGAGCCAATTCCGCCCATTAAGAGCTTATGCCTCATCTGCTTAACAGCTTCCTTGGTTCCACTATCAAAAGAGAATGCTAAAGCACCTAATGCTTCGTATTCCTTGTTTACAGCATCAGCCATTAGTTCTGGCTCTATGTTATGGATTATGGCTCGATCTAAGGCCAGTTTTGCAAGGTTAGCTTCACTAACCAAGGGTACAGTCTCATCAAAGAATACAGCCTTAAATTGATTGATAATCTGCTCTTCAATGATGTTAGTACTATGGCCTTTTCCCTCACCAGAGCTGGCAAGGTTTATTGCATAAAGGTTGACAGGTATTTCACCCCTATCTTTGGTTAATATTCTTACCCTCATGCTGGCAGTGATCTTAGCCAGGTAATAGCTTAATAAGATGCGAAAGAACATTGGGTTAGGGTTCTGTGTCATTTTGCACAGAATCTGTACTATGCTCTCTGCTTCAGGGTGAAATTCTAAACTGTCTAAATCCCTCATGTAATCTCCTTAAGGCATCTGTAGTATTCCCTGCTCTTTGTATGCATCCTTTTGAGTGCATATCTCGAATGCAGGGCAGTAACCACATCGTTTAATCTTACCGTGTATTTCTTTAACAATACCCACATCACCATCAGTATGTAGCCTTGCAAAGGCTTCAGTACTGTTGTCATAATTACCTGTACTGCGCTTAGTTGAAAGAGGGTTCTTGTAATACTTGTAGATAGTATCATCCTGCCAAAGCTCTTCCTTGGTACACTCTGGTAGCTCTGCTTCAGGGACATGATCCAAGGAAATAATAGTATTGAGCCTATCAAGTATCCAGGCTTCAGTATCCTCAAGTGACATGAGCTGCAGCTTCTTGCTCATTATACGCTTCTGTGGATAACCCTTACCTTTCTTGATCATAGCGTCAAGCTTGGACCAGTCTGTCAGTAAGTGCTGAATAAGCATGTAGTCTTTCTTGATGATGTCAGGATTTAACCAACGATAGATACTACCTTGTTTACGTTGTTCATCATCCTTATCACCCTTAAGAAAGCTGTATACTCCCATAGACTTGAAATCTTCAAGTGTACCATCCCCTATGAAGTCATACTTACCACCTATGATGTAACCATTGATTTCTTTGGTTACACGCTGTTCAATATACACAGGTATGGTGTCAGGGTACTGACTCAGCTCTAAGTCAGTAGGGTTGATTCTCACCAAGTTAATGGTGTTACTATCAATACCCAGGTTTCTTAAACCCTGTCTGTAGTTCTGCTTCCAAGCAGTCTCAATGTTATCATGCAAAGCAGTACCCATTGAACTTGCCACCAGACGATCAATATCCATTGGTTCTACAGCTATGTCAGTACCAGCCATAGCAGCTATCCTCTTGCTTAGTACGATGATCCTGATGGGCTTTAAAAGAGCTGTAGCAGATATGTAAGGCTTCTCACCTATGTGCTGGTCATACGTGTCAGAAGCAAGCCATACAGCAATGCTCATTCCATAGTTATTCTTGTTTGTATAAGGCTGCATAAATCTCCTTGGGTTAAAGGTAATAAAAACCACATTACCCACCGGAGGTGGGAGCACATTAACCAGTGAAACAGATCTTCAGGGATGATGTGTGCAAGGCCAACGTAGCAGCCTGGAGGCGTAGCCGTAGGGCTGCGAGGCTTGCCGTAGTGCTAAATCATCCCGTGGATCTGTGAACGGTGGTATTGAACCAAGAAAAATAAATTAAAAAATTTGTAGGGTATTTGAACCAGGAAGGAAAAGCAAGCTACTCTGCTTTCTTGGAGAAATGTACATTCATGGCTTGAAGCTCTTGTCTGTAGGCATCTCTATCTTTACATTGGATCAGGATTATATCTCCTTCCAAGTAAGCTAAGGTTTGCATCTTGGATGGGTTAACCCAGTTGCCATAGTACCAAGCATCAGTTTCAGAGGTATAGAGAAACCATCCATCTTGTTTGTAATCTGAATAATCAAACTGGTATCTATCACCTGTGTTGGTAAAGAAGCTGTACATAACACCAACTTCTATTTCTTCTGTCTTGGTTAGACATGCAATAGGCCAGTACTTATTAATATAATCTTCTGCTTGTGTTGGTGTCACGTAATCTCCTTAGGTTATTTTAAAAGGTTCCATGCTGTATTTACATCTTCGTAGTGTTTTAAGATGGGTAAGTAAGCTTTGGGGTTAATCATATAGTGTTGGTGTTTAATTCTCTTTACAAGATCATGGTTGTGAAGCTCTACAAAAGCTTTAGATATCTTTCGAGCTTCTTGGGTATTTACAGCATGCATTACAGCAACATTATTTATAGGGTTTCTTACTTTCATAAGACCCCACCAAAACCAAGTAGCGGTAGATGATAGGTTTTGTAATATGTCATGAAGGTTATTATAACCTGTGCTCATCATTACAGTACCTCCCATGCACTACTTATTAGGTTTAATGGATCATCTTTAGGTTTAATTAGACCAGGATTAATCATGTAAGATCCTGATGCAATCGGACGTTTTTTATCCCAGGTCTTTGCTTTTTTTATTATCCCAACATCCTTTAGCTCTTTAATCCGGGATCTAAACATCTTTAATTGACTGCTTGTTAAACCCTGTGTAGATAACCAACAGATGTTAGTGAGTGGATCTCTTCGGGCCTTTAAGTCATCAAATACATCAAAAGCAGGTTTGCTCACTTTTCTGAGGTAAGTGAAAATATCTTCCATGTTATTTCCTTATTCTGTTTTTCCTGTGTAATATTTCCATGCATTACATGCCAGTTCTTCATTCTCTGTTTGATATACCCCTAATTGATAAGGGTTAATCATGAATGATCCCTTAGGTATTGGTTTTGTTTTATCAATGGTTTTTGCTACACAGATCAGGTTTTGGGTTTTTAACTCTTTTAGTCTTACACTGAGCATAGCTTTTTGGCTGGATGTTTGTGACTTTACTGTGACTGCTGTAATGTTGGTTTCTGGAATACGGTTATCGATCAACATAGTTAGTAACTTTGTGGCCGGTTTAGACAACTTACTTATTCTCTGAAAAATGTGATTAATTTTTGGTTTTGTTCCCTCAGCACCAACTGTCATGATAGCTCCTATTCTCTGAAAAACCTTACTTTCTTGGTAGATGACAGAGCTTACAAGTTTTGAACCCATAGGCAGTAAGTAAGCTCCGTATGTTTCAACGTATGGTGTATTACTTGACATACATCTCCTAATATTCTATAAAAAAAATAGTGACCGGATTACCCACTAATAAATTAAAAGAATCAGGGTGTAAAGGAAAAAGTTTAATATATATTAAACTTTTGTTGATCCAACTTAATATATACTAAACTTTTCATTTTGTAACCTATTGATTTTACTCAGAATAAAAATGCTCTTATAATATATATATAGTATATATAAGAGCATTTTTAAATGGATTTTAATTTTCTCTCATGCCCTTTAGGTTTATCCCACCACCGTACTGCACAAAAATTATAAACCCTATGAATTTGTACGCTCGCTTCGCTCGCTAACGCTGTCGCTCAAATTCATAAGCTTTATAATTTGTTGCTTGTACTACAGTGGGATAAACCTAAAGGGTTGCAGGGGATGAGTAGGAGAGTGGTTATACAGGTACAATTGCCTTGTATGGTGGTGTTAGTAGGATACATCCTTTAGCAAGCTTACTTGCATACTCTATTGCTTCTTGTTTATCCTTGTACAGTTCCGTACAGCATTCTGCAAAGTCTGTATCGTAAACAGATACTACCCACACCTCTCTAACTTTGGGTCTAAAAGGTAATACCTCTATATTAGAGAATGGTAGGTTATGACCATGATACAGAGATCTATACCTATCTCCAATTGTTTCATACCCATCAATGGTGTATGCCTTGGACATAGCGTTCTCAAATGACACTATCAGCGGATACATAGAAGTGGATGCACTAATTGATGATACAACACCATTAACCCCATCAAAGACTTCATCACCAAGCATGAATGTTACAGGCTGCACTTCAAGCTCTCCTTTGTTTATGTAATGTTTATACCCCTCTTCCATGCACTTGAAGAGCTTCATTGTAGGTGTGCAGCCTACACATGTATCACAGCCCTTCTTGTCCTCGTTGAACTTCATCATCTTGGATCATCCTTCAATAAAGGGTTAAGCAGGTAAGTCTGCCTTGCAACTCTACGAAATAGGTTATAGTCAGATAATTCTCTGTATGTATTTTTGATGTTATAAGCATCTTCTTGGTTTATTGCCTTAACAATAGATAGACCTGTTGCAGGATCTAAATTGCGCCTAAGGTCAAGGATGAAGCGATATTGAGGCGGGGTAAGTCTCACTGCATAGTGTCTTGTTATCTCCTTTGGTATAGCAGGATTATCCCAATACTCTACCCAGGTACACCTACCGGATACAAGAGGTACCTCACTCTTGGTGATGTAGTAGTCCCATGTCTCTGTAAAGGCCTGTAATTCTTTCTTTGGATCAGGTATGTATGTGGTAGTACCACATTGCATAATACGCCCCTTAAACAGGGCAAGAATCTCTTCACAAAGATCCCTTGATATATTCATGTGCATATATGATTGCATAATGGTCCTGGGTTAAGTGATTGATAATACAGGAAGCGGATGAGGCGGATATGAAGCGGATTATACACATCCAAATTGACGATTAAGATGTTGTATGGGTACTGAGAGTAGCTGTTACTGGTGCGCCTGGCAAGATTCGAACTTGCGACCTCCTGATTCGTAGTCAGCTTTAACTATAGGCCAGAGAGGATTCTTACATCTTTGAGGCGGGTTTGAAGCTGATTTATGCATCCTGGTTAATATTTCAGTTTACCTAATTCAACCTTCATCATCTCCACAACAACCTTTGCGTAGATCTGAGTTGTACGTATCTCAGTATGGCCTAATATCTTCTGTACCACCTCAAGAGGTATACCACTCTTAAGCATCTGTGTAGCTGCTGTATGACGTAGGTCATGAAACCTTGCCTTTACCCCACATGCTCTTGTGAGCTTTCTAAAATAGTTGCTTATCGTTGATGCATGGATGTATTGGAATACCTTCCCTACACCATCTGTATCGAGTACAGCTAACGCTTGTTGAGCCAAGGGAATTAACCTCTCCTTCTTACCCTTACCGTAGATGATCATGTTACCCTGCGAAATATGTTCATATTTGGCTTTAAGTATCTCTGACCGTCTAAGGCCTGTGTAAAGCACAAACCTGATGATACGGTGCATCTCTGCGTTAGCAGTAGTGGTGTACTCAAGTAACCTGCTTATGTCGTCAAGGTCTATCACCCTGGGTAACGCTACACCAGTGTTAACAGACTTCATCTTAGGCACTTCAAGCATGAGCTTACCATCTACTGCATATCGTAAAGCTGCTTTGATATGCCTTAAGTAAGAGTTAACTGAATAGGGTGATAACCCTCTCTTCTTACATGCTGCTTTAAACTCTGCTATATCGTCTGCTTGGATATCATTAAGATCCTTGTTACCTATGACGTTAACCAAGGAGCGTAAAGCAAGCTCATCTGCTGTATGCGTGGAAGGAGATAGGTCAGCTCTGTTAGGGTCTCTTGCAAGCTTATCTGATAGCTCTGTTATTGATATCTTTGTTTCTTGGTTAATGCTGCTAAGATGTAGCTTGCCTTTACTGTACTTGGCAAACAATAACTCTGCAGCTCTCTTGTCACGGGTTTGTAAGCTCTTACGCTTACCTGAGATCTCTATGTAATAGATACCTCTTTGCAGGTACAGTCTCATTCAAGTATTATCAACTCCTTTTCAAGTGTCTTTATGACTCCCCATTCGGATGAACCAAATTGAACATACTTACCGTTGTCGAACAGGAGAACTACATCAATACCATCAATATCAATAATATGTATATCGTTGTCCTCACTGAGGTAAGGAGATTCCTTTGCATGCCTAAGCCAGTAGTCTTTATCGCTCTGGGAGTACATGCTTAGTTTCCATGCATCTTTAACCCTGCTTGTTCCAAATATATTCCTTGCTTGCCTTAATAAAGCATAGTTCTTAAGGGCGTAGACTCTTTCTCTTTTTGTCATTGGTCTTATCCTCCTTCTTCTGTAAAGCTTCTGCTCGCTTTCTCCAGTAACAAACATCACAGAGATCAAGATCTTTTTTAGGGTCTCTACCATGGCCGTTTGGATTGATTGCATAACTGCCGCATCTTTCACATGTCCTCATTTAATCTCCCATTTGCATTTTTAATCTGGTTCTTGCCAAAGATTGCCCTGGCCTGTTTCAGGAGGGCATGAGATTTCAAGGCATAGATCTTTTCTTTACTTGGCATTTATGGCACCTCCCAATTTCATAGTAAGCCATGCTTCAGCCATTTTCCAAGTAAGTAGATGATGCCAAGTTGAGGGAAGGTCTACGTCTTCTGGAATAAAATCTACAGGCCAAGCACCCGTGACTTGCAAAACCATGTAGGCTTTCAAATGTTCTTCGTTTTGTACATCAAAAAATTCTACAATTGACTGTTTCATCTAAACTCGCTCTCCCCATAAATCCAAGGTTTAAGATAAGGCAAGCTGTCCACATCTCTAAACCTCATTGGACATTCATGGATCTTGCCATCTTTAGTGAACGCTGCAAAGGTCCAACGTTGACTCTTATCAGGATGTAAATCCCATTGCTCGATCCCGATTTGAATGGCAAATGGAGTGTCGGTGTAGTCCTCAAACACAAACTCATAAGCATGTGGCAAGTCCATTTCCGGCCACGGGCCTCTTGATAAAATAACCTCTACGCCTGATTTGATGTCTGGAATTGCATCGTATTGGGATTCAGGAATGAGCAACCGAATACAACCGCCATTGACAGATACGAAAAATTTGCCACTTAGAGCTGGCTCAGTGTCCCAGTAATTGGTTTGAAGCACATCTTTACCGTCATTCAAAATGGTCAGTATGCTTTCTGGTAGATCGATTGGCATGTTGTTTCTCCTCCCGAAAAGTTAAAATTTTGTTGATCTCAAAAATAAAAGGATTACGCCGATTTTTCAAGTAATTGCTCAACTTTACAATCAAGGGCACAATTAATTGCCTGTGTGTACTCACCATCTCCGCTTGTCTCGATATAGATATGGTTTAGTTTTCTGTACTCAAACAAAAAAGCTTCAGCAATTTATAGCTCTTCATGTGTACAAACCCCAGGACTTCTGTAGAATTTGGTTACCGCCACTCGTGTTTCACAAGATTCAATCATTTTTGATAATCTCCTTCAGCCTTTTGTCAGCATCAATAAAAGACACAGCCCTTCCAGTAAGAACTTTACACACAGGCCTGGAATTGCCAAGATCATAGTGAGTGTAGTCTAAACCAGGAGATCTAACCCAATAATAAGCGTTGTGCTTGCCTTTATACTTCCCTTTGCCTAATGGATGAACTGCTGCAATAAACCCATCAATTCCATCTACGATAACTGGTTCTCCAGCAATGTATGCTTTAGTTTTTTGGGTCATAGGGTTCTCCACTTACGGACCATAGGTTACACTGGACTATAGAATCTCTCTCACCTGTTTTGAAGGGTTCACCTTTTTTGGTTAACCGAATCCCTTCATATATACAGCAGGGATACCCTGGTGCATTCATATAAATACTTATGTGGTCTACCTTGATGGTGCGCATGTGATCTTTTATGATATCCCCAGTTTTACAGGGCTGTTTGCATAGGCATATTCTTTGTCTAATAATAATTTGGCTTTCCTGTAGGTACTTACAAGTTCAACTTTTCTTGCTGCAAACTCTTCCTCAGTCATACTTCCACTCCATTAATGGCCCGAATGTTGTATTGTGATACCTGCATCATTATCCTCTTATCCCTTGGTTTACCCTTCTTGGTTAACCAGCATCCAAAGTAGGAGCAATAGGGTATACCTCCTAATGGGTACATGAATATGATGTTCTCAACCATCATCATGTTTGATATGGTACTGGTTAATACATCACCAAGTTTTACAGGGTTATTGATCGTTGCATACTCTTTAGATAGTATCTGTAGATCTGCTATACAAGTATTTTTGATACCCTCCTGTCTTTGTAGGAACTCTTCTTCAGTCATTAACAGGTATTCTCCCTTTAAGTTTAGCTGCTTCATAGGCAGACAGTGCATCTGCTACATGTTCAAATATACCTCCTGGGTATTGTCTACCCATAACATGATAGGTGGTAGCTGTTCTAATGATTTGTTTGGATGCCTTAGATTTGATGTCTTTATTGGTATGGCTCCAGTTATAGCGTTTACATGCAGCTAACATCATATCCTGTTTGGAGGCTGTTGTGATGCCCGTAAAGGCTTGTTTGCATTCATTTGGGGTAACCCATAAGGGTTGAATACCAAACCCTTCACAAAGGGCAAGCATTGCTGCTGCAGAGGCTGTTAGTGATACTGTTGCATCAGAGGATTGTGAACCAAAGGAAGTCATCTCTCCAGTGACCATCCTTATAGGATACTGCTTGAATAGCTCTATAAGGCTCTTAGATAGGTAAGATATCCTGCTTACATAATCCTCTACCTTACGTATGCCTTTAGCCTTATTCTTCTTTGTTTGGATCACACCTGCTTGGATAGGTATGCCCTTATCAAGGATACACCAACCAAAGCTGTTTAAAGACATATCTACTGTGAGTACCATGATTACCTATGAGGTTATACTTGTTTAAATAGTAAAGGCCAGGAAGGGCATGTTAAGCTCCTCCTGGCCCTATGTTATGCAGCCATTGCTTCTAACCGTTTAGCAAGCCTTTCAGCATCATTCGGTGTATCCTCCCTGTACAGCTCTGAGTCCCTTAATTCTGCTGCAGCTTCCATCCATTTCTTAGCCTTAATGTGCTTGATAGTCTCTTTAAAGCCTGTAAAACTCTTATAGCCTAATTGAAACATGAGATTGATAAGTACATGCTGTAACTCGTCAGTGTAGGTATCAAAGTCTTTAAATACCTTTCTTAGGTCAGATACACTGTTATTCACATCGTTCCTGAATAGCATATCAACCTGCGCTTTGTTGAGTACAAGCTTCTTGTAGTCTGATCCAAGAAAACCAATAGTAGCTCTCTCAGTGGCAGATAAACCATTAGCGGTTAGGTTACGACCTATTCCTATTGATAGTTTGTTTTTACTACAGTAATAAGGTTTAAGCTTTAAACCTTCGTCAACTATACTTTCTGCCTTTAACTGTGCATAATCCATAAACACCCTTCTGTTAATTGTTATTGATGCAGGGCACCACGAAAGCCCTGCTTTAGATAAACCCAACTTTATATATTACTTACCTCTACTCCCCAATGGTGCCTTGGAAGCTTATCAACCTCAATCTCTCCACCATTTCCATCGTCAATAAACTTGGTCCCTGCAAGTTCAGGCAAGAACCAGAACAATCCAACATAAGGCGTATCACTGTAATCCATACCCTTATATGTATCCTCAAGCCCAAGCTCAATTACCCCTGCCATTGACAGTGGATCAGCAAGGTCAGCCATCTCTGACATGGCCGTTATGGTATAGCTCTTTATGATTGCATGGATCAGCAAAGACCCATCATCGAACGTGTGAAGCACAACTGCGTCTGTCAGCACGTCAAGGTCAAGTATGTCTTTGTTGGAGACTATGCTTGCCCTGCCGTCTTTGTAGTGACTTGCAGGGACACGGAAGAACCGGGTGATTAAGCTATCCATGGATTTGCCTCCTTTACTTTGATGGAGCTGATCTGTTGCCAGTAGGTGTTAAGCCAGCCTATTGATAAATGGGTTGTGGGGTTGAAGGAGCCATCGAAGTTGGTTAGGGCTGATGTCCATGTGGTTGTTCCATCTGTTATAGTCAATATTCGTTTTTGTGCGTTTGAGAAATCAGGATGAGGGCCATATTTAACAGTGATTTTATACAGTTTGTTTGCTACCCAAGGCACGCCCAATACAGATATTCCATCGGTCATGTCTGTTGTGCTTAGTCCACCAGATGTATTTCTCAAATACAAAACTGAAGTAGTGGTGTTATATTTATCATTTAAAATACCATAAAAATCTGGCAAGGTTTGAGCGTCAAACATCGGAGCCCAATCGACCTCCAGCGTACCCTGTGCGTTTGTCCCATCCGTGCCATTGAGTGATGTGTACAGCTTTGGGCATTTATCAAACGGCCATTTATACCCCTCGTCTGAATCGCTGTAGTTGTGGGGGGTTGATCTTGCTGCTCCATTTGTTGGCACATACGGTAATAGGTACGGGGCTGGTGTTACTTGAGCGTGTTTACATAAAACTGAAGTTAATCCTCCAGAAACTGATCTTATCCATAGTCCAATACCCCCTATTACAGAGAGGGTTCCAACTGTTGAAAATAGCTGCCATGTATCAGTAACTGTTACTGTCTTGCTACAAATAGTATTACCAACAGGATCATCAATCTTTACAGTGCCTGGACCATTCTCAGACTTCAACCACACACTTCTGGTACTCACTGTCCCACTCGGGAATGTACCCACAGAAGCCAAATTAGGGCCATAGGTTACTTGCCCAAAATTAATCCTGTAAACATTATCTCCCAATGAGTCTAAAGACACTCCCTGTTCTGTCTGGAGCGTCCACTTAGTAAAATCATAAGAGTACGGCAGCACATTAGTAACAGCCCCAAGCGTATTAAGCTCCCCCCCCTGAATCGCAGCCTCATTAAGCCCCAACGGAGTGCCATCTGCGTTCACCCGACCTGTATCTAACCTTGTATCCATCACAGTACCTGATACCCGGTCCCGGCCAATGCCATCAGCAAAGTCAACATAGAAGCTGTAGTCTTTGTAACTCTTACTTCCCCCTGGTAATCCATAAACAGCAGGGGTCATACTTAAACCACCTGAGTTTAGCTTTATTTTCTGTACTGTATTAAGCATGTAGCATCCTTATTAGGTAAGTAGGCTTAGTACATTAAACATGTACTAAGCCTTTCAGGTAGTTACTGAGGATCAGCTATGAGATCGGTAAAAGCTGGTATAGTAACTTTACCGCCAGAGGTAAGTGCTTGCTGCTGACAGGAGGTTACAAGCTTAATAGCTCCGTTAAAGCTGACAACAATATGCCTTGCTTCACCTGAAACTGTAATTGGTATATCTGTCTTCTGTTTAACAGTAAGCTGATTACCTCCTGCTACAGGTGCAATAGTGAAATCACCTGCAGGAGCACCAGGGGTAAGTACTCCTCGTGCTAAACTATTAGCTACGTTACCTGGCAGTAAGGTATCACTTACTACATCTATCTGATTACATAGTGCAATTTCAGTAAAGGCTTTGTTAATAACTTCTGCTGCTACAAACTTTGGCATGTTTAGTCCTCTTCATGGTAATTAGTTATTGCTGTTTGAATTATGTTATCTACTGTCAGTATGATTACTTCTTCCTCTCTGTCTTCTTCCATAACACTCCTAATTATTCATGAATACATCATTAACAAATTCAACATAGTTATAAGGCATATTGGGTATATCTGCATTTGTAGAGGTTAACTGCTTATGGGTCATGTTATTTACTTTAAGGCTATTTGATTGTTTAAGGATTACCTCACTAACCAACTGAGCATGTTCTACAGTAAGCAGATCATACAAGGTTATTAAGTCTGTAACACAGTAAACATCATTTAAGAAGCTTCCTTGTATCATATCCCTTGGTTCAAGGGTAAAGGCATGCTGTACTATGCCTTCTGCTAATGTCTGCAAATGAGAAGCACTGCTGACTGTTAAGGAGCTTGCTTGTATCACAGCTACTCTATTTAGATGCTGTTGCTGTATACAGTTGTAAGGCCTAATTCTTGCCTGTGGTCTTGCTTCAACTAACCAATGAACATGGGTTACATCCTCCGGGTTGATCACAGAATCATAAAACGTATTAGCTGTATCTAAACTTTGATTATGCATCAATGTATTGACAGATAGTAGTTTCGTTACACTTAATGTAGACACACTCAAGGTATGTATCTGAGACAAGCTATGTATCTGAGACAAGGTATGTGTCCGAGACAAGCTAGACACACTCAAGGTATGTGTCTGAGACAGGCTATACACACTCAACAAGCATTTTACATTAACAGAGAGCACACTTAAGCTTTGATCAGCCTGTAAGGGATCTATAACCAGAGTGATATCAGGGATAACCTCAACAGCATTCTGCAGCACAGTAGCTTGTATTGCACTATCAACCCTTAACAAGCAGTGCTGCTGTAGCACTACTGCATCAGTAATTGTTTGTGCATGATACAAGCTATGGGCTATTGAGTACCCTAACTGTGTTAATGTAAGTTCTGCAGTTGTATGCTGCTGATCTATGTTATGCACCTCTAACAGTTGTCTGCTGACAATTATTATTTCACCTACTGTTTGAGTATGTAATAAGCTGTCAGGAGCAATAACTGCTAATAGCGTCATATAGCCAATAGCAGGTAGGTTATTCTCTTGGTTTAGGTTATCAGGTAATAGAGCTATGCCATGGTATTCAGCAGGCTCTATTGTAACTGGTATAATGCTTTGCTGATGGTTAAGGTTATTGGTTATCAATAGATGCCTATAGACAATTACAGGCTCTGTGATTGTATGGCCCTGTAAGGAGCTATTAGGTACCAAATCAAAGGTTAGCAGCATACCTTCTACTACAGGTATGGTTTGGGTATGTATAAGGTTATTTACAGCAAGAGTATTGCACTGTGTCAAGATAGGCTGTGTTAGGTACTGGTTATGCCAAAGTGTATCTACGATTACCCCTGCAAGTACAGTAATACAGTGCCTAAACTGAGCTTTCCTTTCATAGTAAGCCTTTGCTATGGTAGCATTACCATATATGCCTACAGGCTTAATTTTAGGCTGTATAAGCGTGTGCAGCTGCTGTAGGTTATTAGCCCACAAAGACACGTTTAATGCTACTGGTTCAAAGTAGCTCTTCCTTACTACTGCACTGTGGTAATTAAAACACGAGATAAACTGTGCATCAGTAAGGGTAGTAGTCTGAACCAAGGGAAGTAAGCCTTGGAGGTTATGTCCTTGGTTCAGGTTTGTATGGTTTATGAGGTTTACAGGTTTGTAGTCTGAATAGTACAGCTTACGTATAACAGCTCTACCAGTCAGGTATGCAGGTACAAGTTGAGCTTCTGTAAGGGTAGTGGTCTGTGTTAGAACTATGCCACTATCCAGGCTATGTGATTGTGTGAGGGCTTGATCCCATACTACAATGAAATCAACTGGTTCGGAAAAGCCTAATCTGATTACAGCTTTCCCTGCCTTCAGAGATACAACAAATTGAGCAGTAGCTGTAGCCATAAATCAGATCCTTGTTAGTAAACTGTCCACCCTTTTAAAGTAGCTATTGTTTTATCAACTAAAGCATAACCAGGATTACTGGATATTGTTATTGATTTGGCTGACACAGTAGGCAGACTTATTAATAGATCTGTTAGTGCCTGTACACCTAAGTTGCAGTAGTTTAACATTAAACCACCTACTGCATTGTATGCTTCTACCTTGATAGAAGACAGTGAGTAGCCTATACCAAACATAGTAAAAGCTCCTGCTGATACAAGAGCACCGAGGTTTAACACGCCCATAGTTTTTACGCTTGTACAGCCTGTAAACATACTTGTTGCTGTAACAACCCTGGAGAAGTTTATCTGTGGTACATGCTCTAATGAAGAGCAGTCTGTAAACATATTTGTTGTAACAACACTACCTGTCACAGGAAATATTAATATTGGTATAGCCTTTAAAGACTTGCAGCCATTAAAAGTGGATGTCATAGCTAAATTTAAACTGAAATCAAATAAGGGTATCTTCATCAAAGCAGAGCAGCCTTGAAATGCAGATGCACTGTTAGTTACTTTAGCTGTGTTAATGTAAGATACCTCTTTTAAAGAAGTACAGTTAAGACACGTATTGTTGAATGTGGTAAGAAGCTCAGAATGGGTTATCTCCAACATCTGTAAATTAACCATGGTTGTGAACGTACTAATCATGCTAGCTATTTTGTTTTCCCCTAAGGCCACATGTTCCAGCATTCTTGGTACTTGCTTTGAGGCTATATAAGCAGATGTTGCTGTTGTGATTACTACACTTGTCATATTAGGTAAGTTGATATGTAGATCTAACCAAAGACTTGGTGTATACATAGCAGCACCTGTAGCCATAGGTGTGATATTCAAGTGTGTTATCATACTATCTACTTGAGCTGTAATGGTGACTATTACTGTTTTATACCCACCTATATTTTTATCCCCTGGTATGTTGTTATAGATGTAAACATGCCTTGCTATCACATTTGTTACGTTTTCTGTAGCAGTACCATCTCCCCAATCCACCGTATAGGCTCCAGTACATTGGAAAGCTACACTGTTGGCAATGGAGTTATCTATATCTGGCTGTATCATAAGTAAGCCTGATACTTTCTCAACACCATCCACATTAGGCGGTAAGGTAGGCCAGTAAGTAGGCCTCTTCCAGTAACCGCCTACGTAGTACATATCAACACCAAAAGTTATCTCTGATACCATTACCTTACCAGAGAAAACTAAAGAGTCTTCATGATCGATTAAGTCTTTTTTGTATAAGCACAAGAAACCATAGTCACCAACTCTTAGTGCTGATACTGCAGACAGATCCAGGTTGATATAACCATTCTCATCAGTAGCAGCTATGCTGGTCTTACCGTCTGGTACTCCTACTGCTCCAAGTTCATTGTTGTTCCACCAAACAGCTTGGATATCTGTAAGAGAAGCTTGCTGTGCAAGGTTATCAAATAACTGTAAGTGTACACCTATCATGCAGTCACCAGTGCAGTGATCTTAAGAGCAGCAGTACCTGTATAGACGTATCCAAGTATACCTGAACGTTTACCTGTCCCAACAACTATTGATTCGCTGACCTTAGTAGCACAGCTGCCATTAGCATATGGTGAGAATAGGAAGGGTTTGTTATCGTTGATTAGGTCTGTAGCTGCTACTCCTGAGTTAACTGTTATAAGACAGTTGCTACAAGCCATCCCTACAGGAAGGGTAACAGCAACAAAGCCTGTTGTGGAATCAGTACAGAATGCACTGATGCCTGAATCAAATGCTGTATTAGTTGTGATGAGAGTAGGTGAGGTGTTTATTGGAAGCATAGAGATATCCTTTAATTAATTAATGAACATGCGAATACAAGCCCTACAGGACCTCTTACGTAGGCCACTATAAAGCCTGCTGGTTTATAGATAGATAACTCAACTGTTGTTGTAGGTACCCATCCTAACCCTTCTTGGTTAAATGCTATATGAAACTCCTGTTGGTTGATTACATGGTTAAAGCCAGTATCAGATGATCTGCATATTATCTTTACACGTTTACACTGCACAGGTACTATTACTGCTTGGAACTCTCCTGTAGCAGTAAACTCCCAACTCTTGCCTGATGAACCAATAGACACAGTATGTCCATTAACATCTACTATCAATGGTATGACTGTCTCAGCTAACTTTTGAACCATGTTATCTCCTGTTAATAGTAAGTACTTATATTTTTGGATCATTAACATAAGTACTTGAAAACAGCAATGATGCTTATGTTGCTTTACTCTCAGCTTCCTTACATATCTGCTTAAGTTCTGCTTCTGTAGCACCATTTGGAATGCTTATAGCATCCTTCCATGAAGGCCAATACACCTCCAAACCAGAGGAGATCTTTATGGTAGGGTGTTTAAGCTCCTCAAGCTCTTGCCATGCCATGCACTCTATCAGATTGTCATTAGCCCATTTGAGTGCTTTGGCACTGTTTAGGCATAACAGGTATATTGCATCATGTATGGTAGCTGATGGGAATATCTTATCCCAGTACTCTGATGCCCACAGTCTCTCAATGAACTCATTGAATGCTCTGAGGGTTAACCAACAGTATGATTGGGTATAAGCATTACCTGCTGATCTTGCTTCTTCTTCTGCTGCATATGGTATAATTCTCCCTTTGCCTACAGTTTGGGCTAACAATGGTGTCCTTATTCTTGCACCAAAGATTAGTGGTACATAGCCAGTTGTTTTAGCTGTCTCTATAACAGCTGCCATATGAGCATCAGATTCTTTATAAAGAGTATGGTAGTTAGCTTCTACTGATTTGGCTTCTGCTTCAGTGAATCCACAGTTTTTCATCAGGGTTATGTAAGTCCCCATATAGGTTAAGGCAAAGGTTAAGTTGGGGCTTTAGACAATTGTCTTAAAGCCCCATATTCCTTTGCTATTGAATTTATTATAGCTACTCCATATTCGGCAGCTGATACCTCAGTTATAGTAATTGCCATTTAAAACCTCCTGTGGTTATTTGCCTGCCTGTGCATACATTAGATATGTTACCTTTTAAATACTCCTGCATTTTAGTGTCAGTTTCATGTAGGTATTGCACGATACCACCATCTAACACTACCTTATAAAATTTACCCGGTAAATCTGCTTTTTTTATCTGTTCTGCTATATCCGGCATTTTCTCGGGCCAATAGCTAAATGTTCTTAGGTTGTGCCCGTCATAGTGGTCTTCGTAGACTTTAAGCTTGTTTTCATCTCTGGTTAGCAAGGCTGACATCTTATCCTCAAGGGAATCCATATCAGACCCTACATACAACCAACCAGGATGTCTCTCTCCAGTAGGTAGAGTATGTGGCCCTATTGGTTCAAAGCATGCTTTAATCAGTTTGGCATAAGTAGAGCTTGAAGGGATATTTTGTAAGTTCGGATTAGAAGAGCTTAATCGGGTTGACTTAGTTCCACCAAGGTTAAAGTTGCCGAATAGCCTATAGCTGCCATCAGGCAATTGTTGAGCATTCTCAAAGGCAGGTATAAACGTCGATAGGATTATGCTTGCATCTCCCAGGGCAATTAGGTTTTCAAATATTTCTATATGCTCTGGATCAGTTGCATGATTAACAAGTTTCTTAAGTGTCTTACTGCCTGTTGCAGGTTGCTTACCTTTGGTTAAGTCTATTACTGGATAGCCAAGGTAGTCGTATATGAGCTTCCTTAACTGTGTATCTGAACCAGGATTAAAATCTTCTGCTATGACTGAATCAGTAATTTGATAGATCTTGGTAGCTCTATCAGTCTTAGCCTTAGCAGCTGCTTCCTTTGTTTTGGTATCAGCTTTAATTACCAGCTGTTCTTGGTGAAAGATCTGTATGAGGTTAGAGCTATTGAAGTAGAGGGTGTATCTATCTACAAGCTCTGTGAGTTGATCCTTGGCCTCTTTTACCTTGATTGGGTTAATAGGCATACCACAGATCTCAGTAGCCATTAGAGTCTTAACAGTAGGCCTAAATTGCTCTGTATAGAAGGCTTCCTGCTCGTCAGCTATCATCATAGGTTTATACTTTTCGTAAGCATACCATGTTGCCATAGTATCCATACCGTTATAGCGTAACAGATCCTCTGTAGCTATATCCGCTGTTTTGCCCATTATACCACTCCATTCAGCCTATAATTTTTAAGGTCATTATCAAGGATATATGTATCTCTTGCTATTGCTGCAAACTTGTCTGATGTGAATCTACCAAGGTTCTTCTGGATAGTGTTTACTGTTACATAAGCTATCCACTTACCAGCATTAAAAGACACTCCAACATACTTGGAGTACATACCAGGATCTCGTTTAGCTGCTCTGTAGACAATCGCTTTAGGTTCCCATTCACAATTGTCAGGGGTGTATCCTGCTACTTTGGATACTCTGCACAGAAGCAGATCATCTCTATAACCTGCTTCTGTTGCCCACTCTTTAAATTGTGGATAATCCTTCCAGGGTTCATAGAGATAATCACCCTTACGTTGGCTACGTTGTTTAAGGCTCTCCCATACATGATAAAGCCTTGTGGTACTTTCGATCATAGACTTTCCTCTTCCTGGTTAAAGTATTCCGTAATCACCCATGTACTCTACAGATAGCTCTTTTAGACTTAACTGGTTCTGTACTGCATTGTTTGTAGCTAAGTATGCTATGAGCTTAGTGTCATCAAAATTCTTTGTCATGATGTTTATGCCTTTGATCATTCCAGCATAGTTATCTAACTTGCTATCCATCCATAGGCGGTACGTTAGCACCTTGCCATCATACCCAAGGTTTTGCCAGATAAGCTTACCTTTGTATGTCTCAAACCAAACCCTCAAAAGAGAGTGTATTCTGCTCGATATAGCAGGTATGTTATCTCTGGTTACACAGAAAGATATAAAGCTGTGTTTATCCCATCCGAAAGCAATAGATTCTATCTCTGCTTCCCAAAAGTTTAAACTGGTTGCTTCTATGTCTACAGTCAATGCAGGATAGTTTATCAGCTTTACTAAGCTATCCTCTATATCCTGCAAGGTATTAGGATAGTACTGGTGATGGATTATACCAGTACCGGGTTGTACATACGTACTGTTTAAAGACGCTTGTAGTGCCTTTAAACTCCTATTGAGTTTTTCCTGGTAGTTGGGGTTGTAAAGAAGTATCTGGTAATTAGGAGCTAATATAACCCCTATGTGCTCAAAGCCTTTAATAGCACAAGGTATGCTATAGCCATAAGCCTTGTCTGCTGTTGCAAGTTTGGTAAGTGTCTTAAAGTAATTGGTATCACAGCATAATATGGTATCAATACCAAGCTCATCTATCTCTGGTAGGGTTTCCTCCAGGCAAGTTTTCTGTAGTGCTACAGGACACTTCTTATTGCCTTCAAGGTATTGCAGATCCATAGCAATAAATAGCTCTGGATCACCCAAAGGATTCACATAGTAGTTAAGTAGTTTTTGTCTGTGGATAGCAGAGCTTTTAATAAGCAGAGCTACCTTGAGTTTAGATACATCTGACCCAAAGAGAATAGACTTCATCAGAAATCACCATAAGCTACTTGCAGACAAACTACTCCCTTGTGTCTCCAGTAGTCCACCATACAGTCTCTATCCTCAAAGACTGTGGTAATCCTATCCATGAAGCCTTTGCATAGTTCGTGTTTAACAAGTACATCAGCTCTGTAATCATCATCAGCTCTCATAAGCAGATCTTTTGATAACAGTGGGAGATTATTCTGTTCAAACCAATCAAGAGTCGTTTTACGTGTACTCTCCCTTCTGCCTGTTACTACTTTGATTTTATTAACAAGGTGAATTACTTTGTATAAATGGGCTATAGGTAAATTTACCTTGTCTTCATTACAGCTTGTGTAGAATTTATCCCAATCCTTTGGTGTCTTTTTGAGGTACCTAAGTCTGTCTCCAACCTGGGATAATGTTCCGTCTATGTCAAATATTATCATATGCTTATCTCCTGTTTAATTATGTTATTCCATATGATTGCAGCTCTTAGGCCTTCATCGCATAGATCGCTGTTAAGGGTTTCCCCTTTTTCTATATGGTTCAATATGCTGTTAAGGGTATTTAGTATCTTTGGATCATACTTACAGGTTGACTGCTCAACCATTAGTGCAAGTAGAGATACGATAGTGGTTACAAGCTGTTCTTTACCCTCCCAACAAACTTCTTTATGCCATGCATGAATAAGCTTGGTAGCTACTGCTTTCTCTCTATGTACTTTAGCGGGAGTATCAGAATTACCAAGATTATCCATGATAGGGAATATTTGCCTTTGTAGTTTGCGTTGCAGACCAGCAAGTCTTGAGTTGTCGTAGGCTTCAGTGACAATAGGTAAGGAGAATATCAAAGCAAGTTCTGCTCTATACTGTGAATTATCAGTCATGTTATTCCTGTAAGAGTAATTTTTTCATGTAGTATCTCTCTACAGATAAGACACTTACAGCTATCTTCTTACGTAGAGAGGCTATACCTATATCATCCATAGGTGATCCAATTGTGTAATCAAACATATCCATCTGAGTTAACACATGATGTAGTTCACCAGGGATAAAGGTATACAGGTCATCTTCATGCTTACATGTGGATAAGATTGAACCAAAGAAGTGAGTGATATGATTACGCTCAACTGCCTCTTCAAAGTCTTCGGTCATAACTATAGCGCATGCTTCAGGTAACAATGATGGGTGTAGGTTTCTGGTTTCTTTAGGTGAAGTGGTTATCTGTTCTTCAGGTGTGGTTGAGTACCATTTACCATTGAACATAAACCGCTTATAACAGGTACCTCTTAACAGGTCATTTTTTATGGCTAAATTAGCCATAAGTTTCAGCTTTTCTTCTCCTTTCTTCTTATATAGTTCATTAATAAAAGCACATTGTAGAGTGGATACTAACTTAGCTCTGCAGAACTTAGCAGTTTTGCTGCTCATACTTACCCCCTGTACGGTTTTGGTAATTTCCCATATAACACGACATCGTTACGGCTTCGGCTTATTGCTACGTAAAGCATTCTTGCTACTTCTGTTGGGTTACGGCATTGCCCTATATCAGATAGATCTATAAACACTTGATCATAGCTACTGCCTTGAGCCTTATGCACAGTACTCGCATAAGCAGGCCTGAGATCAAGCCACTTTTCTTTAATACGGAAATGCTGAACCCAGTCTTTTTTGTTGGCTAAAGCTTTTTGATAAGCAATAGCTTGCTCTAAATCATCAGGTAAGAAGGCTGTATAGCAGCCATCTATTTGCATGTTCCTGCCTGTTATGCCTGTATCCCCAAAGATGAATGAATCACCTGCAGCAGTGATTTTAACAAGGCTATCTACTGTTCTATGACAACCAGTAGCTAAGATGGGTTTGTTGGTACTGACGGACTCACCTACCTGTAGTTCTGCGGGATAGTTTTTGATTTGCCTGATGTAGGCATTATAGGCAAGTACTGTAGTATTAGTGTAGGCAAGTATCTTTGCAGAAGTTCTTGTATAGTTAGGATCTGTAAAAGCCTTATCTATCATCTTCTGGAAGGTAGGTCCGTTTACTTGGTTCAGTCCCGGTTGATTACTTGGTAGTGGCCGGAAGATCCCTGTCTCTACAGTACTGCGATACATAGCTCCTGTTTCAAGAATCACTCCTGCATTACGCATTACTTGATTCATATTGGATCTTACAGCATTGATATCACCCATTACACAGGTTGTTTGACCTACTGAAGTTAGCTGGTAGATATCACCTATGATTACTACTTTGCATTTGTGTGTAGCACTATCAAGATGTCTAAGTAAACTCATATCTATCATACTGCCCTCATCAATAATCAAGAGGGTATTGGTTATTAGATCTGCATCTTTATTTCTTACGAATTCTAAGCTGCCTGTTGAGTAATCTTTTTTTGGTCTGAGTCGAAGTAAAGAGTGTAGTGTACATGCATCTAAGCCTGTTAGGTCTTTTAGTACTGCTACAGCAGGATTTGTAGTAGCAGCTAAGGCTATCTGGAATTCAGAGATAACCAAATCACCTAAAAGCAGAGCATACATTTTTTCAAATTGTTTTAAGTGGGTAACGAGTCTTTCGATGAGCGTGGATTTACCACAACCTGCAGATCCTTGAATAACCATGTACTTGTTTTCTGGAGCAGCTAAGAAGCCTACAAAACTATCTAATGTACTTTGTTGATCCTCTGTTAGTGTAAAACTCATGTATAATTATCCTTATAGGTCATAATGGATTACCTCCCCTACGGGTGCAGTAAAGTATTTGTTATTGTGTATTAACCAAAGAATAGAACAGGTAGGCCATTGCTCCATATCATCTGGTTGGTAGAAGTCACCATCAGTAAAGACTATCATTACCTCTGGATCATTCTGTTTAGCCCATTCAAGTATTGGAGCTATGTCAGTACCACCACCACCTGTGAACTCTAACTCTGTCATTGCATCCACATCTTCGTACAATTCGTAGACGCTATGTATTTCTGTATCAAAAGTTATTAGGGTTATTAAGTCAGGTTTAAGGCTTGAATGGATAGATGTTATCTCTCGGGTAAAGAAGCTAAACTCTTCAGGAAGGACACTACCACTGCTATCTACAGCAATGGCAATGTTGCATACACGTTCACTGTATGCTGTAGGTAGATAGTAGTCAGGGAGGTATCTCTTATTGGGTCTGCTCCAGGTGTAATCATCCTTAGCGAATGTTGACATGTAGTTTTGTAACAATACATCCCAAGGTAGCTTAGGGTTTATAAGGGTATCAAGCTGCAGTAATACTTCACCAGGGATGTTTCCATACCCTGTGCTTCTGGCCTGTATAGCTGCTTTAATTACAAGGTTGGTAACAGCTCTGTTAGTTATCTCTGCTTCAGTTGCATCAGGCGGATAGATAATATCTAACCCTCCTGGTACGGATATACCTCCTGAAGCATCCTTGTCTAACAGCTTATAAACTTGTTCAGTGCTCATACCTTCATAGCTGATATCGTATAAGCCGTGTTCAGGCAGTTCGTAACCTGCTTCAGTGAGGTTGAGATTAATTACATGATCTGCAGCTATGTTCCACAGTAAGGGTATTCTGTTACCTCTACGGCACATATGGTTTAAGGCTACATGCATTACTTCATGTACCAGTAACCCTATACGTTCTTTGTTACTTAAGGAGGTAAACCACTCTGGATTAATGAATAAGTTTTTACCGTCTGTAGCTGCTGTTTCTGTATTGGTGTTCCAGGAAGTCTTGAGGGAGAATAGAATGGTTTGGTAGAAGACACTGTTGGTTCTCTGCATGAGCTGTATTTTAGCTTTGCTCAGAAGCGATTCATGTTCATCCATATTGTTTCCTTAATTGTTCTAACTGTTTTATTAGCATATCCTCGTTGGTTGGTAGATCAGCTATGGTGGTAACTGCTACAGCTTGATTCAAGTAAGGAGAATTAGCCATGATAGAAATCTGGTTATCCTGCATGGTTATTACGATAGATCTGCCTGTAACAGCTTCCCATAGCATCAGATCATCAAGCATGTTATTGAGGTCAGTAACAGCTTTGCTTCTTACTTTTAAATTCTCTTTGGGTGTCTTGGTAAAGAAGTTCAAGATAGTTGGTATCCCTGTTACTATGTCAGCTGCAAGTGTTAAGGTTTTTACAGTAGGTAATAACATCATAACCCTCTCTTATTTGCCTGTTTGATTATCTCTTTTAATTGTGCTCCTGGTCCAGAGTCACCCTTCCATTCACAGTAAGGGCAGTACTCTTCATGACCTACTGAGGTTATTTCATAAACACCCATTCCCTTGTATATTTGGTCTTTGGTAGCTTTAGTACTTAACGGGTTCATACACCTTTTGCAGTAATTCACAGTTCACTCCTTTTATTAATAATCCAGTATTCTGGTATGTTTACCCATAAGTAAGTACCTAAAAACAGGATTAATGCTTGTAAGCCCAAAGGCTTAACTGATAGGTACTCATAACGGTGATTGTACCTAAGTGCATAATAAGTAGTTCTTATGCATATTCCCTTAACACCACCTGGTTGAATGTATTCTCCCCAAGGTTTCATGACTTAAGCGATTCTAAGAAGCTGTATAGGACAGAAACCCCATAAGGATCTGTTGGTACCTCAAACTCGATTTCCGCACCTTTACGAAGCCTTACTGGATAGTTTGGTTCGTGGTAATCATCAGTGCATCTGTATAGTTCGACACTGTGTGGACCACCTTCTTCCATTAAGCAATAGGAACACTCCTCAATGGAGTACATGACTCGACAGTACCCTTCATCTGTGTATTCATATTTCATTTTAATCATGGTTCATTCCTTTAGATTAGTAGTGATCCATTGAGAGCCATCCATGAGATTACAGGTTTCTCTAAAAGCATAGCCTTGTTTTTCCGTACTATCCCTTGTATGCAGATTGTTTGGAACTCTAAAGGCAATCTTGCTACATACTGCATTGCTTTGGTTAAAGAGATAGTATCTACAAATGCTGCTATCATGTATGCTACAGCAAATTGTATAGCAGGCTCTTTCTTACATTTAGCACTCAAGGGATCTGTTTGTATTTGTGCAAAGGTTGGCATGTCATTGTAGATCTCACAGTGAGATACAAATTCCATTGCTACACCTTCACCAATACTACCTGCAAGCAGCTCTATTATTGAGGAGAGTTTCTTGGTGTCTAATTTGCTGATTAGTCTTGAAGTGAACTCCCAGGTGCGAGGAGAAGCAAACGTCTTGTCTGTGTGCTTAGGATCGAACCGTAGAAGGTTCTCTGGCACATTGTTGATATAGGATAGTATCCTATAATCTATTCCATGGGTTGAAGCCCAGGTTAACCACAAGGGTACACTTACGAATAGCTCTAAGTGTATGAGTCTTGATTGCATAGCAGTACCAAGTCTGTTGACTATGGCTCCACTTGTTGCAAGATTACCTGCACACACTATAACAGCCCTTGGGTGGAGCTTATGCCTACCTACAGATTTATCCAAGATAAGCCTATAAGCAGCACTCTGTACAGCCATGGTAGCTGAATTAAATTCATCAAGGAATATTAACCAACCATGTGAACCAGGGGGGATAGGAGTATCCTCCAGAGGGAATGTGTCAAAGGGTATGAATGAAGCTCTTTCTGTGCCTATTTTAGGCAGTCCATTCAGGTCTGTAGGGTCATATGTACTTAGCCTCTCATCAACCAATACAAGGCTGTATTTCTCTGCTATGGCTTTGACTATCTCACTCTTACCTATACCAGGATCACCTGATATCATAGGTGTTAAACCTACCTGTATGCACTGAGTTATGTAGTCAGTAGCTTGGGTTGCATTAATCTTCATGTGTGTATTAACCATCCTTTGCTTGGTTCAAGGGTTACGCTCATAGGATCTATCCCGGTATAGCCGTGATAGATGATACCACCCACAAGAGGCTTAATGTCCTCTAATTTGCAGGTGTATACGAAAGTGATAGAGTAGGGTGCCCAATCAGCATATAGCTCAACTTTAGCATCTGCAGAGCTTCCTGCTTTGTTTTGCAGGTTCTTTAAACACTGTTCCAATGATGATCTCTCAGAATGGTCTTCTGCGAATTTCAGCATTAACTGTAATTTACCATTTGTACTGTCTATAAGTCCTGCCGTATCAATCATGTCTTTTCCTCAATGTAGATAAGTTTTTCACAAAAAGAGCATTGGGTTTGATCCCCATTGCCAGGAAGGTCTTCGAACATCACATAGTCGTACTCACCACAGTTTGGGCAGTAGAACATGTAAACCGTTTCCTGCTTGAAGTCCTGTGGTCTTAACATACAACGTGATAGTTCAAGTACTATGTTGTACTGTCTTGTTGCTTTCATTTAATATTCCTTGTTATTGTAATCCAGCAATAACAATCCAAACATGTTTTGTCGTTTTCATCTTCGGGAAAATTATTTATATAAGCATAATCCCATCCAACACATTTTGGACATTGAAACCTGTAAATTTTTTCAAGACCTTTCAATTCGCATCCCATAATAAATTCTCCAAAGTTTAAATAACTCTCATCTTGGCTCCACAATGCTCACATTCAATAACCATATCTTTTGTGAGGTCTCCTTGGTCTTTGCATTGGTTGTTGACCTTGAGACACACGTTACAATAAAAACAATTGATAGTCTCTTGCCAAAAATCAAGATCCAATGAAATTGTTGACAGTTCTTCGTTGTGTTTGATGCTCCAATTCATTTTAATTCTCCTCAATATAAATAATTTCGTTGCAAAAAGAGCACTGGATTTGATCTCCAATGTTGGGAATATCTCCAAACAATGCATAGTCGTACTCGCCACAATTTGGGCAATAATACATGTAAACAATCTCACGCTTGAAGTCTTTCGGTCTTAGGGTGCTTGATTTTTTAGTTTTCATTCACAAATCACTCCTCTATTGTAATCCAGCAATGACAATACAAACATGAAATTTCATTGCCAGCTTCTGGGTCGTCATTATCTAAAAAAGCGTAATCCCATTCACCGCACTTTGGACATTGAAATCTGTAAACTTTTTCAAGATCTTTCAATCTTAGGGTGTTTGA